GTACTTTAGTTACTTCCCAACCTAAGTTCATTAAATCTTCTACTACTCTAATTGTAGGAGTTTGGATATATTTATCCGTTAAATGTGAAGCTTTTTCAGTTGTAAATACTGACGGTGCTAATTCCTTGATTCTTTCAATACTGTAAGTCATAACCTTTTATTTTAATTTTTTATAATACTTAAATCTACACTATCTACCCTGCCTGCCCTAATTTAGGACTCCATACTTTGCGTATATAATCGCTTCACTGAACATTTCTTGTTCCCATGCTGATAGTGGTGGGTAATAGTTGCTAACAGCGTCAACTAACTTTCGATTATCCGTAACGCCATTCATTACCATTGCTCTAACCATTGCCTCAATTTTAAGGCATTTAAGTTCTAACTCTGTGTTGGTTGTCATCTTAGCTATTTTTAATGTTGTCTTCTCGTTCTTTTTGTCTACGTCTCAATTTAATCCACTCTTCCTGCTCAGCCAACGATGCACCTCTACGACTCAAGTCATCCCATGACTCTTGGCTCAATGGCACATGTTTTTTCTTTTTAAATAATGTTTTGTCTACTCTTCTACTGAATTTGTCTTGTGCTTCGTCTCTAGTTTGTATTGCCATTATTTATTTATTTGACGTAAATCTACGACCATTACTCTGCCTTCCACTTCCCACTATCAATCAACTTGAAATCATCGCTATTCCTATCTATGAACTGCCATGTTGCTGATTGTAATGAGAAATTCTCATCGATGTGATTTAGTACTTGTTCAGGAGTAAAATCTGAACAACTATATAAATCAAATTGGAACATAGGTAATTCTAAAGCATCCCACACGTGAATTGAAGCATGTGATGTAGCTAAAGTTACGGTTCCTGTTATGCCCTCATTTCCAGGTTCATTAACATAAACTGAAGTTGGTCCTGCGACAACAACCATTCCTACTTTATTTACTAATTCTCGAAACCAAATATTTAAAGTTTCTTCTGATTTTGGGGGGTTAGTGATATAACCTTTCACTAATAGGTGTAAGTGGTTTGGGGTAAACATTGTTTTACTTAAATTTAAAGCCAGTTAATTTTTCAATATCAGCTAATGTTGCTTCATTATTCTTAAGTCCGTCTGCTTTACTTGTATTGTTATCAAATAAGAAAGCCATCCATTCGTTTGATTTCTTGAAGTATATTACTTTCCAACACTGTGTTGGAACTGATGTTGTACCAATTTTCTTAGCTACACCTACTGACCCACACCAAACGTGTACTGAATCTTCTTTAATAGCGTAGTCGCGTACTAATGTTTCTAATGCTTTCCAATCACCACGATTGAGTGCTGGGTATTGAGCGGTCATGTTACTAAAATAAAATGATTCGTCGTTTGCCACTTGATCACAAGCAGCGTCTGCTGCTGGGAAATTGTGTCCACGATCGAATCCTTGACCTGTATAATCTGCTTGTAAATTTGTTTCGGCTGGTAATTTAGGATCAGCTATAAATTTATCACCACGCTTGGCTTTAACAGCACATGTTAAATTTGCTCTAGTAACCCACCACTCTACCTTAACTGGATAGTGTTTTGACTTACTATAATGTGTTGTATACGACTTGTGTGTTAATGTAACTACATCTTGACTATAAGATATAACTGCTACTAATGTTAATAGTAGGGATATTAGGCATTTCTTCATGCCTATAAATATCCATAACTCTACTAGAACGGAGTGGTTGAGATCGCTTCGTAGTATTCTTCACGTAAACGTCTAACTGCAGCTTCGGCGCTTGCTACACCAGCTTTAAACATTTGATCATCGTGTTGATAACCACGCTCATTAATTACTTTAAATACTTCTTCGAATAATTCAAATCCGAAATAATTGTGAGGTAGTAACTTATACTTATTTTCCATATTAGAATCGTTTTGCTAGTTCAATTACATATTGTTCTTGTTCCTTAGTTAACAGCCAACCCCTACCAAATAATATTTGTAGCGCTTTGTTAAAATCATCATTACTTTCAGCTATTTTATTTCGTTCTATATGGCCTGCTGCTTTAACTTCACCATCCTTTGTAATGATACATGATTTAGAAATGTAACCTTCATCTTGCATTGATTTAAAGAATTCTCTTCTATCATAAGAGCCCATTCCCCAGATGATATCATCAATGTCTACGTCTATACTGATACTACTCATAGCCAATTGTATTTAGATTGTTTTATATCGTTTAGTGATTTATAAGGGACTGAATCTGGTCTAGTGTATTGTTTTGGTTTGCGGCCTCTAGGTTTACATACTTTCTCATCACCAGCTCCCCAATTTGTTTCTCTTACCTGTTTATAGAAGCGTTCTCGAACGCGTTTCATATATTCGTCTTCCATAACTACTTATTTAATATAATCTAAGACTAGTTCCTCGCCCATACAAAGCATTTGTAACGTTCTAAATTTGCGTTCGTCGTCTAGTGGTTTTGCTTCGTTGTAATCACTACTCCATACTAACTGACCACCATACATTAATCCACAAAAGTATTCTAGTTGTGAGTTCATTACAATGAACCAGTTGCGTTTAGGTTGTTTTTTACCTGTCATAGGTTTTCTATTTCTTGTTTTACATCTTCCCAATAGATATCGTGACTCAACATATCATATCCCACTACATATGAATATCCTTTTGTTGCTTTTATTATCTCATCTACTGCTACCAATGCACACTGTTTATGTTGTAGTAAGTATATTATTGAATGATCATGTAAATTAATACTTCTTATACTCATGTATTTATTTACTATTTCTATTGCTTTTTCTTTTGGTGTCATATTTTGAATCTGATATTTTTAGTCCACAATATAAATCTAACATTCTCATTTCGCGATCTGCTAAGTACCTATTATAACGTCGCTTTTTCATTATTAATTTAATACCCCAATCCCTCCACTCCTCATTTTGAGCCTCAGTCATTGTGTATTGTTGAAACCAATTATCCTTTCTATCTTCTACATCTTCAAATTTAAGATCGTGTCCTGCCATCTCAAACATCTTATCAATCAGTTCCTTTAATATTAACTTATTTTTATCTTCTCGTTTCATTTCAAATATTTTGGTTTAATATTCTTCATGTCCTAATCTCATTAATTCTGCTTTCATACTACTAATTGTATAACCACTATTATATACCGTATCTGGATCTAATTTTTTGATTTGATCTGCAAGGTCTGTTCTATAACCTACTTCATAGTATCTAGCTTCAATAGCATCAGTTAAATTTTGTACTTGCCTATTTCCTACAACTGATATTCTTAAATCATAATCAGTCCATTTGGTTTTGTAGTCCATCATTGCAATGTGTCCTGTGATTTTGCATTTTAGATTGCTTAGAAACCTATTCCTAACTCTCACTATTGAATTATCATCACCAAACAAATGTAAGAATCTAAGAAACCATCTAGGACACCACCAAGGCTTTGCTTTATAATCCATAAAGATTACTAACGGCTCCATTGCTTCAAAAATAGGACCTAACTTATTATATGGAACTGATCCTAAGTAATGATATTTTTCATAGAAGTTCTTAGGGAAGAATACAGCTCTAATATCATTCCAAGTAATATTCCTAGTATGAATCATACCTTTCTTTCTACCCCTCCAGAACAACATACTATGACCAAAGTCAGTTAGTTTCTGTTTTAGTGTTCGTTTATCCTTGATGTAGAATTTACTTTTCATCTTTATTATTTAATTCTCCTAAAGATACGACTCCATCTTTGATCACCAAATATTGATTTTGTCCATATTCAAGTGTGTCTATGAAGTAATATCTACCGCCAGTAGATTTACCTTTAATATCAATTGTATCTTGTGGTGTATGTCCTACTACCTGAATGATATGGTTTTTAAGGGTTTCTTTATTAGTAAGTTTACCGTCTTGAGTAGACTTATTAGCAGCCATTAATGCTTTAGGTCTGATCCAAAGTGGACCCTGAAATGTTTCATTACCATAACCACCAACTCCATATACTTTATCTCCAACTTGTTTATATGAACGATAAGCTAATTTTTGAGGTTGATAATAGAATAAATCATTAACATACATTGCTAAATTAGGTACATCCCACATTACAATATTATCATCTAACCATTCACTACTTAATCCAGCGTGTGTAAAAACAAATTCGTCAACTTGATAAGCTGCTTGTAGATATTGTTTATTTTCGCTTACTACGTGTTTGATTGATGGCGCCATTAATGTTTGGTAGCCTGAGGTGCCATTATCCTCAATACCTGGGTAATAATGATAATCGTGGTTACCAATTAATAATGTTACTTTATGGTATATAGATGTGTTTCTGAAATCAATAATGTCTAGAAAGTTATTTATTTGGTCTAGACCTTTAACTGTAAATGAATCAAAGTAATCACCTACAAATATAAATTCATCTGTATCGTCGTGCTCTTTAGCTACGATTTGTTTCCATATATCACGACCATGAATATCGCCTATTACTACTAATTTCATAGCTTAAATCTAAGCTATTGTTTTGCCTTCACCAAATATTCCACCAAGGTTTCTTAGGAGCTACTGTAGGTTTTTTAGAGAAATTGATGTGACGATTAAAAGCTACTGCAGATGTTTTATACAGTAAGTCTTTTTCCTCTTGAGTAAAACCATTAATATTAATTTGAACGTGCAGTGGGGATTTTAGCCCGTTAATTTCAAACGAGCTATCTATTACGATGTATTCTTTATTATTATGTTTAGCGTATCGTATCATAGCATATATAAATATACGCTAATTAGGAAGTGATACTATTCAGTCTCGTGGTTCATAAAATTTACAAACTCAAGAGCAGCATTTGGATTTACTTTCTGTAAATGATCTAGAGATAACTCGTATCTTTCATTTATAACGTGTCTAATAAATAATTCATCGTGTAAACTATCTGCTGTTGATTTTAATGTTTTTACTTCAAATTTAAATTGATTAACTCTTTCATTCTGAAAGTAAATTGTTGTTAACAGGGCAATTAATGAGCATGCTGTTAATATTGGGCTAATGTATTGTTTCATATTATATTGTTTTTATCTTCTTCATCAAATAAATCGTATCCCTTATAGTCAGGATTTTGTTTCATGTTATCTATACCTCTAACCCAAAGTATAGATATAATAGTTGCTACTGCAATTGATATAATTAGTGCTATCATCCTAATAATTCTTTAATTCGTTGCTTTAATGTTAAAGTTACAACTTCAAATTTAGTTCCATTCCATCTTACAACACTATCTCTACCTGATTCTTTCCAAGAACATATTCTACATGTTCTAACTTTACCTAATTCAGTTGCAACTTGGTATACCCTACCATCCTTTCTAAACATAAATTTAGGATACCAACGTAAACATTTAATACATTTTTTACCTAGTCCCACCATTTTTCAATGTTATTGTTTAGATATTTGAATAATTCTTGTTTAGCTTTATTATGATCCTTTATAGCTTTATTCATTCCCTCAGTAGTCCACTCAGTTGCTTCTGATAAGTATTTATCAAGATGATATTCAGTTTGTACTTTCTCTATCATTTCGATTGCTGTTTTAATACTATCAGCATCGTGCTCATTAAATACATGTAAACCATCTCTACGAATATACTTTTCAGTATCAATTAATTTTTGTTTTAATATTTCATAAACAAAATAATAATCCCAATCTCTATCTCTCCATAAGATAGGTATCCAACGTATTAATTTACGTATTTGTCTTATTTTGTTCTTAATCTTATACATAATGTTAATTTAAAGCAGAAAGTTGGCCCGTCCAAAAGACAGGCCACGATCATTACTTAGTAGTAGTTGAATCAACACTCGTCGAGTCAGCAGCTACTACAGCAGTAGTATCAGCAGACACAGCAGTTGAATCAGTTGCTACAGTCTCAGTGTTTCCAGTTCCGCAAGCAGCTAATGTTAATGCTACTACGAATACTAATGTTGCTTTTTTCATAATAATTGTGTTTTTGTTAATTAATTAAGCGAGAATAAATATACGTTAAAATTTTGCCCAACCCAAATTTATAGTTGTAATCTTGAACCTACAAGGAAGAAGCTAAGTATTGGTGTACCTGGTACTGTTGATAAGCTTGCTTTATAGTCAATATTAAACCCAAATCGTTTACTCAATTTAAAACTATATCCTGTGCCCACCAAACCCATTACATTGTAATTCCATGTACTGCCTGATTTGCTGTTGTACGTGTATGGCGACGCCATTAAGAATACACCTGGAGATAATGTTGATTTTCTGCTTATTTGATATGGTTTAGTCCAGAATGCTGTTGTTGATGACATCATTGAATATGAGTAACCAACAGCTTCTTTCAATTTAATATTAATAACAGATAAGTTATAGCCGAACGTACCATATTTTGGATGTGGTATAATGTGAGTATAACCACCAAAAGTCATATGCGTACCTGCGACGTAAGCAACGGTATATGAATAAGCATCTATTGATTTGAGTACTCCGTTCTTAAAGTTCATATCGCTTTTATTCGCAGATAAAGCGAATGACTTTAAATCAGCCCATACCATACTTGATATACCCCAACTTGATTCGCCTGTAGCAGATGCTTGAGACATACTTAATGATATGATTGGTGTGAATCCACCTGTAGGATTTTGTGCTACAGTTAGATCTGAACCTATCATTATAGGATTCATTTTGGCTTGTTTCTTATCATCCTTTTTGTCTTCTTTCTTATCTTCTTTTTTCTCTTCCTTTTTTTCCTCTTTAGATTCTTCTTTCTTCTCCTCTTTTTTTTCCTCTTTAGTTTCTGATTTCTTTTCTTCTTTAGATTCGCTTTTACTTTCAGATTTAGATTCGCTCTTTGATTCTGATTTTGTCTCTGATTTGCTTTCGCTTTTGCTGCTTCCAGATGAGCTTGATGAAGACGATTCCCCAGATGAGGATGACGAACCAGAAGATGAAGACGAGGACGAACCCGATGATGATTGGGATGAAGATCCACTCGAGGATGCTGCTGTACCGCTTGAGGCTGAAGCGCCACTTGAAGCTGCTGCTCCGCTTGATGCTGCTCCACTTGCGGCTCCGCTTGCTGCTCCTGAAGCTGCTCCACTTGCTGCGCTTGAGGCTGCTGATGAAGCGGCTGATGACGCTGCTGAGCTTGCTGCTGATGATGCTGCTTGTGATGCTGCCTGCGACACTGCCTGAGTCACTGTCTGTGTTACTACGGGAGTTGATACTGGACATGCTAGTGAATTGTAGGATACATACGTTGCTTGAAGCCAAGCTTGTAATTCTCCGTTTGTTACTTGCGCTGGAGTAAATGTCTTAATTTGACCATAGAATGAAACGATAGCGTTTCCGTTAACCATTGTAGTTGTAGCTACTTTGGTTTGACCAGTGCATTTGTCAATGAATGTTTGAGTGTAAACTTGTCCGTTCGCTATCTTAGCGAATAAACATATAACGATTAATAATATACTTACTAACCATTTTTTCATTTTAGAAATTAACACCCAATCCAAAAGTTCTATTATTGATTATTGGGTCATAATCAAACTTTATTGTAAAATTTTTATAGTCGTGTAGTGCACCTATTTTTACTGTTGTAAATCTATCTAAGTACTTAGGAAATGTTATGTAACCTAAATCATCTTTACCTCTCCATTTAGCGTCTTCACTTACAGTTCCAATCATCATATGGATACCTGTTCTTTTAATTCGCTTACCTACACCAACATAAAAGCTCTGTCTTTGAACTAAGTCGTTTACCATTGGAAAATCAACTTGAGCTATATTTCCAAAAGGAAAGAATGTTGAGTTATCTCTTAGATTACTTGCTGTATATTCTACTATAAAGTATCCTTTATTTCCTATTGTAAAGAAACCACCCACTTGATCATCTGTTGTTCCCTGAATACCAAAGCTGATAATTGGTTTTTTGCCTTTAATAGTATCTCTCTTGCCATTATCATATACATAGATTCTTGCAGGTTGTCTATAACCCCAATCATTCCAGTACCACATTGGTTGCCAAAAGTTCCAACCAAATGCTGGTGCACCCCACATATCCCATCTATTCCATCCCCAACCCCAGTTATTACCTAACCAAGGATCATTAACAATAATATTTGAGCCTGATCTTGTTCTTGCAGGTCTATTAAATTCTCTTGGTGATTCGTTTCTCCAGCTACTAACATTTCGCTGTGGAGTTGATTGTTGAAATGATTGTGTTGATACTCTAGGTGTTGACGTAGCACCTCTCCAAGTGCTAACTTGTGATAAAGCTAATGTTGGAAGAAATACTAATAAAAATAATAAGTTTTTCATACTACTTTAGTTTTGAAAGGATTGCTAAATTTTTGCTTATTTGAGCTACTGTTTTAAGTCCAGATTTTCTAGATCTCATTGCTCTTTTCTTTTTTGCTTTTGTTCCCATTTTAATTAGTTTGGAAATACACCCTTTTTAATCATACGAGGTAATATACGAGCACAAGCAATGTCTAATGCTTTTTTAGTCGCAATACTAACTGTTGATTGATTAAATTTAACTGGATCTATTGTTGCGTCAGATAATAATGTTAATTCTCTTGTTGTTTTAGCTTCACCTAAACCAGATGCTGCTATAATTTCTCCTGTTTCAGCATCTGTAAAGCGTACTTGTAAGCCTAAACGTGTAACCATTGTATTTTTAACTCCGTCTTTTAAGTTTACTTCTTCGTCATCTGAAACTGACCAATCGTATACTTCAATTTCAACGAAGTAATGAGCTAATCTAATCTTACCTCTACCATCTAATTTATCTTGGCTAATTCCAGCTTGTGATGCTTGGAATTGCTTTACCATTCTGTTTTTAATTTCTGTTTTATCTTCTGTAAATGTAAAGCGGTTAAGATTTTCAAGATATTCAAGCGTGATGTTAGCCACACCCAAACCCACTTTCTTTTCTTTGAGTTCAGGATATTGCTCATAAAGATCATCACCAATACCGCATTTGAGAATCTGAATCGGTATTGTTTTGCCTTCATAATTTAAAAATTGACTAATGTCTATTTTGGTTTCGAATGAAGCTTTGTACTGCTCTGTCTTCGTTGATCCGACAGTTTGGGCACCCGCACTTATGGTCAGTAATAGACCTAATAATATTAATAAATTTTTCATACATAAATTTGATTTAAAAAAAGGGAACCGAAGTTCCCTTTAGTTTTGTTTTTAATCTTCTTTCTTTTTATGAGAGAATTTGTCAAATGTATCAGCACCCATTCCAATACCAGTAATAATCATTACTGCATTTACTAGTTCTGCTGATGGAGCAAAATCTGCATGTGAAAATGAATTTAACATCATTGTTACACATAAAAACATTGCACCTACAAACGCGATAACCGGTTTTACTGAAGTTGATCCTCTT